AGTCTGTTAATACCATCTGGACTCGTTATGATCTTAGCAATTTCTTCGGCATTGACAGCAGCATCTTTACGGATAGCCCAATCAGCAAGGGCTTTAGCAGGTTGATCTAGCTTGATACCGCCAACAACCCTAGCAACGCCAGTCGTAAAGCTAGTAATCGGAGGATTTTTGAACATTTCCTCAGTCACTAGCTGGTTAAATGCAGTATCTGAACCTAGCTTTTTAGCCCGTCCAGCAGCCTCTAATACCTCAGACAAATCACGCAATGCCTTGAATTGTTCCGGTGACAATGCGGCTTGCATAGCCTTCATCTGCTTAGGATCACCGATAATAATATTCTGCCAAGTGTTACCTGTGTCTAGTTTAGCCCCTTGCTGAGTCTTTGCTGGCTTCTTAGCAATTCTCCATTGCTCCTCAAGAAAAGCCCTCGTAACAGCGTTCCATGCCTCCTCGCCACCACCAGCAATGATCTGCTTCTTGGCGTAACGGATAGTACCCGGACTAGGATTCTCAAATATACGGTTAGCAAAGTTCTTGAGATTGTCAGGAGACATCTGCATCAATGAAACGCCTGTAATACGCTCATTGAACTCGTTAAGCGGCTGAGAAAACCGTTCAAATGCCCTGTTAGCAGCAATATAATCAGGATTATCCTTGCCCATCTGCTCTAACAGGTTGCTCTTAATCGCCTGTAACTGACCTTGAATTTTGTTGTCTAATGAAGAAAATGTTTCTTCCTTAAACATCTTATCAATCTCAAACTTTGAATTCTGCAAGTTAGGTAGACGATCTTCAGGAACAAACTCTTTTAGCTGATTGCCCTCAGCATCAATCCCCGGCTTTTGCAGCAAGTCCCTAATCCTGCGTAGATAGCCAGCAGCCGTACCAGTAGGAGGCTGTGTCTTGAGCATATTGTCAATCTGATTGATTACAGGAGCCGTATTCACAGGCACAGAGGCCTCAAATGCAGCCGTGTAGAGAGGCTCCGTAGCAGCTTCTCTATCAGCGATTAACTTCTGCTTTTGCTGTTCTAGTGCAGCTACGCCACGATTGCCAGCAACCGCAGCATCCTCAACCTGAGAGATAGTTGCCAAGTAATCATCTACTGCACTCTGTACCTTGGCTTCTCTTTCCCTGTAAAACTTCTGCATCTGTACAGAAGACTCAGGAACATTACCAATAACCTTCTGCTGGCTTAGTAACGACGATAGGTTGGTCAACTCACCCGGAGTTAGTGGGATGCCGTATTGACCTGATTTAGCCCTGAGTGAAGCAACTAGCTTAGGATCAACCTGAGCAATATCCCTAGCTAGTCTACGTTCTTGGAAGCCCTTACGAACAACAGGAGCTAACTCAGCAGTACCAGACAATAGACCAGATAGACCAACTTGGAACGGGTCAAGCTCTTGACCTGCAATCTTCCCTGCAATCTTCTGCCGCAGATAGTTCGTTCCAGCAGCCACAGCACTAACACCACCAGCAGCGGTCGCAGTACCTAACGGGCTAGCTATAGCCAATGGAGACAAAGCAATACCAGCACCAATGTCAGGAGCCATCTCCATTACGTCAGGAGCATAGTACGCAGCAGTAGCACCTAAGCCAGATACCTCTTTGTAGAACTTGCCATCATCAGCCTGATACGCAATATCACCATCGATAATTCGGTATCTGTTAGGAGATATGCCACGCTGTGCTGCAAAGTAATTAACCGCTGCTTGCTTGTCAGTAGGGATACCACCCATGAAAGCAGTAAGCGCACTAGCACCTCTAGATGGCTCTGAAATAACTGTAGGCTTTGGCTCTATAGGCGCAAACTGACCTGAGCCAACCTGTCTACCAGACGTAGCCTTATTGCCATACAACAACTCATCCGTTACGTTACTAGATACAGCTGGCTTGCTTGTACTATCACCATAAAGCAACTCGTCAGTAATAGCCATGATTACTCCATTAAGCCAAATTCACGAGACAAAATAGCTCTTACGATTGCCTTATGGTTAGGGTCTTGATCGCTGAAGCTCTTACCACCAAACAATTTATTATCGCCTTTCAATGCTGCCTCACGTTGACGCATCAATGTCGGTATCTTATTAACATCAACATCCGTCATCTTTAGACCATTCTGCTTTATGTAGCCTAGTCTTGCTTCATACAAGCGACCTTCCCTGATCTTTGCATCTAGCTTCGACAAGAATTGTGTCGGGCTATCTTTCTGCGGATCAGGGACACCCTTTCTAATACGGGCTTCTTCTTCACCAGAACCAACAGCAGCACCAGTAATAAAGTTGATATAAGCATTTAGCTGGTTATAAGAATTTTGAGCAAACTCAGCATACTCTGCCAATTCAGCAGCTTGCTCTGGAGTAGGTCTTTTGCCATATTTCTCCAATTCAGCTATAGCAGCCATTTTTAACTGGAATGGTTTTTGTAAATACTTAGACTTAAAGTTTTGAGAAATACTCTGCAAGTTCAATCGGTTTTGACCTAACTCAAGCAGTTGAGCATCTACTTTATTTGCACCTTCCTTACCAAGAGGGGCTGCTCCAGCAGGATATACATTAACATCAGTTTTTGATGCTTTACGTCTAGCCAATTCAGCCGCTTGCAGTCTTGGATCAAGGTCAGCAAGAATCTTAGAGTCATCATTTAAAATGTTTTGAACTTCTGAGTTAATTTGATCCTTAGTTAATGTACCTGCTCTAGAAATAAGCGCATTTACCCTAGGCTGAAGGGTTGGATAAACATTAACAAACTGTCCGCGCAAGGTATTAATGAGTTCTTTTTTATCCAACTCAGCAGTTTCAGTACCCTCAATCTTAGAAATCTTGCCGCTAAAATCCTCTTGCCATTGCTGACCCTTGCTAACTGGGAAGCCTCGGTTTTCTGCTTCCTCTTTTGGCAAAATTCTTACTTTTTGGAATTGAATAAGTTTCCCGCGCTTGTTAGAAACCAATGCGCCATCTCTTACAAAGTATTCCTCTTTAGGGTCTAGTTCTTCAGCTTTTCTTCTAAATTCTTCTGCAACTCCTTCATCTCCTTGTTGTTTTGCAAGGACAGCCAAGCTACGCAAACGAGCAGCTTCAGCCTGATTTTCTGGACTAACAAAAGACGCTGGCATGGGAGCAACAGCACTAGGCGCAGCAGCAGGAGCAGGTGCTACAGCGGCAGGAGCAGAAGAAGCAGCAGTAGTAGCAGGAGTAGTTACGAATGGAGCAGGAGCGGATTGAGAAAATATGCCACGTACAACAGGTGGCGCAGCCATATCAGCACTTCCATAGCCGCCACCAACAAACCCACCACTTCCAACCTCAGGAGACATAAGCCCAGCAGGAGCCTCAACGGTAGGCGCAGGGGCAGGTGCGGATACAGGAGCCGGTGCAGGTACAAGAGCAGGAGCAACTTGGCTAGGAGTTGTACCTAGTCCGTACATCTTCATACGCTCACGCGCCGATACCTGCTTAACAAATTCCTCTGGACTTACATCAGCAAGATAAGCCAAGTCAGGATTAGCCGCTTTCATTGCAGCCAAACCAGTTAGTTGACGCTTTGCCTGAGCTAACTTCATTACGTTACTGACCTGATTTAGACCAGCATCGTAAGTCTGACCAGCAGCACCATAACCAGCACCTAGCGCAGTTAGGACGTTCTGTAATGGAGACCGACTATAACCCTGTGGACTCATACCTTGAGCCAATGCACTAGCAAAGCCTAGCAAGCCGCCAATGTTTGCTCTATTTTCTAAAGAAGCCCGTTCAGGAGCATCTAATAGCCCACGGTAAACCTCTGGAGTCGTTCCAAAGACTTTAGGTAACCTAGATAGGATATCTTCAATAGCCATACGTCACCTTAGATCAGACTAATTCTTGGGCTACCCATTGCGAACTGTGTAGGATCTTCCATCTGGAACTGCTGACCACGCATCAAGCCCGGAGGAGGAGCCATCTCAGGAGGAGGAGGAGGAGCTAACAAACTTCCGGCTGTTTGCATTGCAATATTTGCTGAAACTGGGTTTTGATTTGCCCAAGTATTAGCACTTTGAAGACCACCACTTAATTGACTCAATAATGAAGGTGAAGCAGAAGTAGTACCCGCAGTACCAAGATTCTTAGCCCCATAACTTAACGCCGTACCAGCAGTACCAGCACCTGCTCCAGCCGCACCTGCACCAGCAGCAGTACCTGCTCCAGCAGCAGTTTGAGCAGCCCCATAACTTAACGCTGTGCCAGAAACACCCGCCCCTGCTCCTGCTCCTGCTCCAGCCGCACCAGCACCAGCACCAGCACCAGCACCAGCAGCACCTGCACCCATTAAAGCACCGCCACCAGAACCTACGGCAGCACCAATCATTGCAGATTTCAGAGGATCTTTACCAGTTGCTAGACCATAAGCACCGCCAACAGCAGCACCAATCATTGCCCCTTGCCCACTCATTATTTGCCTCCAGACGGTGTAGACGTTGACATAGAAGTTGTCTCCAAAGGCGCACCATAAGTGACCTGAGCAGCTCTCGCCAGTCTTTGTAACGGTAGGTCTTGAGCAGCCAATCGACCTTGGATAGCTTGTTGCTCGTAGCCTTCTCTAGCCTGACCAACCTGTAGAAGTCGCTGTAGATCAGCGTAATCTTGCGCTGCCATTTGAGGAGCTAATTGAGCAATTTGTCCTTGTCTAGCCAAATCAGCAGCCGTAATATTTTGCGCCACCCCCAAAGCACCTAGTCTCGTCTGTAAAGCGGCTTGTTCGCCAGCAGTCAAACCACTAGCACCAGCAAATCGATTTGCTATCGCCTGTTGCTCTAAGCTACCTAAGCGACCCATAGCAGCCTCTTGAGCCTGACGTTCTGCCATGTAATTTTGTAAATATGCTTTTTGATTCTGTTCGGCTAATGAACGGGCGAATATATCTTGCGCTTGTCCTGCTTGCTGTCCTAATGCAGATGAACCATAACGACCAGCTGATGCTGCTTGAGATTGAAGTGCCTGTATATTTCTAGTAAATTCTTCACCAGCAAGACGGTTTGCTTGGCTTAATGCACCTTGTAGAAAAGGGCTTCCTCCCTGCAAATAACTTCCAGAGGCAGTTTCTTTTGTCAAACGAGCAGCTTCTGATTCCGGTTGCCCATCCATCATAGATCGATAAAACGCAGACGATGGATCAGCAGCCCCTAGCCCCATTGCCTCAATTCTTCCAGCATAAGGACTTGTATAGCCCATTTGACGAGCGATCACATCTTGCGCTTGCCCTACTAATGGAGAACCCGCTATAGCCCGTTGTTGAGCCATCTGTAGGGCTTGCTGAGTAGCCTCTGACGGAGCTACTGCCAAGGTCTCAGGAGCCGTTGGCATCCCTTGATAAAGTCTCTGAGCCTCACCTAACGCATAAGTGATGTAAGGCTTAAATTCAGGACTTATCTCTGTTCTTGATGTTTGCGTTTGACCGCCGCCACCACCACCCATATTAGACCTCGCTTATCCACTTTCTAGGCCTGAAACCGTAAGCCTTAGCTCTACGATCCCATCCCGGTCTATGACTTGAGAATGTTAGGTATTTGTTACCGTTTTCCCTTGCCATATTTTTGATGAATTGTAAACCTTTTTGCACCATCTGATAATCATTTTCTAACGTCCAAGCACACCAGATATGGAGTTCTTCCCCCAATGGTTGCAAAATAAAGAACGCTTTGAAATGGTTATCCTCTAGTCCAACCCATAAGCCAGATTTCTGATTCCAGCAGTCCGTGTACACATCTTCCACGATCCAACTTTCAGAACTGACACTCTTAATTTTGTCTAACCCCGGCTTGACGCTCATCCACCACTTTCTGAGTTGGTCAGGCTCGATATATTTCCATTCTGTCATCCGACGATTATGTATCCGTAAGTTTTGTCAGCCGTACTATTAGCCCAATGACTAATGGTTGCCTGACCTTGTTGTTGAGTAGAAACGTATAAGTTCGTTGTAGCCGATGGTGCAAGGTAAGACAGCGTAATGATAGTTGATGGTGTTGCTGGTCTAGTTGGACTCGTATCAGTTGGGTATTGTTCCAAAGAAACGCCAGTATCACTAACTCGCCACATTACCTCAACATAGTCATTTGCGTTCATTTCCAGAACGTAATTCATCGCAGCAATCAGGTGACTAGGATCACCCGTACTCTTTCTTGCCGGCAAGTAAAACTTACTATTAGAACCAGCTACGTTAGTCCCATTCTTACGAAACCAAATATCTACGTCCTGACCATCGTTTGACGTATTCTTAAATTGAAACGAAAACTGAATGTTGTAAATCCCATAATTCCTGACGTTTAGCCTAGAACTATCGGAAACGTAAACTCCATTGGAATAATCTGTCGTATTAAACGTAACTGCATAGGCCGTTGTAGTGTTAGCCGCTGTCTGGTCTGTAGAGTCCTGAAATGCCCCATAGGGAGCCGAATCAGCCTCAGCAGCCGCAGATACCGGGACGAAGAAAATCAGGCTCTCAAAGCCTATACGCTCATCAAATAGGGTCGTTGTAACCGCATTGCTAGTCGCTAGGGTAATTAGACCTGTGTTGTTGGTCTTGCCGTCCATAATGCCACGAACGACCTCAGCAACAGCCCTTTGATCCCCTCCAAATGGCGGTAATGTACGAAATTGCCTCATCGATTACCCTGCTTAACCACATCTACGTCAAGACCTACAGCAGTTTCCCAATTCGCACCAGTAGGAGTCAGTCTTAGACGGTGATATTCACCGTTAGAACGGATGGAAACACGGTTTTCAGCATCAGCAGCTACGTCAGAGCCAAATTCCACTACTTCATTGAGCAAATCCCGGCTAGAAATCGCCACAGAACCGCTTCCACCGTCCACAGTTGGCCTTACTAACGTCACCGTAGACCGTCCAATGGCTATATCACCAGTCGTAATGTTCGCTGTCTTAGGTTGACCAGCGAAAGCAATGATCTTAGCCCCAGAAACACCCGCAAAAAGTATCTGTCCACCAGCAAATACCCGTGAATCCAGAGGAATATCTAGCGCATCAATGTTAGCGTTATAGTTATCTACCTGCTCTAACGTCGCTGAAGGCGTTAGCACAAAAGAAATAGAGTCAGCAGTAGTATCTGCATACGACCAACGGTCTAAGTTCATTGAGTAAATCAGCAGATTCTTACCACCGAAAGTATTATTAAATTTCCAAATAATTAACTTTCGGATAGGGTCAACTGTTGCTGACATTCCTGTAAAGATTTCACTCGGAATGACGTTCTCAAAGAACCACCTATTGACCCTCTCAGCACCAATAGGTTTTACTGATTGTCCATCGCAAGAATAAAACCCATCATCTGCTAGGAAATACGTTATACCGCCGTATTGAGCGATTGATCCGTCTGAAATACAGCCCAAAGACCTAGAGATCGCATCAAATTGAAAAAAGAAAGGGCTACCCGTGTAACTCATACGGTAAATAGCCCTCTCAAGGAATACTAAACCGTATTCCCCACCAGCAAGACCTGTTATATCCCCACCGTCAGGAATGATCTGAAAATCAGACTGAGAAGCCGCACCCGGAGTCCAGTCCGTCTCATCGTTAATGTCCGACCAGTAGACCTTGTTCGCATCCGTTCCATCGTTAGCCGCAACAACAAAATCCCGAACCACCGTGACATATTTAGCCGTAGGAGCCGCAGCAGCTAGGTTAGCAAAGTAAGTCGATACGCCAATTTCAAAGGCTTGTAACTTATCCTGACCGTTAGCCAGAATCATCTTTGCCCCGTATTGCGTTACATCCCAACTCTCAACCGTTGAATAGCCTGTTGTCGTTGCTGCATCCAGACTAGCATCAGACGAGTCAAACTTGTAGACCTGAGTCGCTCCGGCAGCAAATAAAGCCACCTCACCGCCGAACTTACCGCCAAACGTAATAAGCAAATTCTGAGCAGCAGCATCAGAATAATCAGCCTCAGACCTAAATGGCGCATAGCCGTTAGCAACGGGATAACAGTTCTTAGCGTCAGTAATCGCCCCTGTTACTCCGGGCTGATCTGGCAACCATTCACCAAAAACAATCTTTTGCATTATTAAATTCCCAAAGCCGATTTAATCTCGTTTGGTGTAATGGCTGCATCAATGTTGGCCTGAATTACTGTATATTTTTCACGAATGGCCTGACGAGCCGCTTCCGCTGCTTGTGCATCTACCCCCGGTATTTGCTTCATTATTACTTCATCGTATGGCTTAAATTCTTCTGCACGAGCAGAACGTCGAATATCGTGCGCGATTACTTTTGCATTTTCAATTTTTACAACAATCATGTTTCTTCCCTTACCGGAAACTGATCTGATTCAGCACCAACGCCGTCTGTCAAAATACTTGGGTCAATCTCCCAAGCATTACGAAAAGTACGGTCGGACGGAATATCTGATACATCCACAATCTTGTAAGGCTTGCCAGCAGGAACATCTTTTTCTGCTATTTCCTCAAGCGTATATGTTTGAAGGCACTCAGGCGCAGGGATGATGATAGAAATACCGCCTTCATCGTTTTGGTAAATGATTCTTTGATTAACCATGGCGTTCCCTCTCAACTATCTAAACAATATAAGTGTTACAACTTGAACGTCTACTGCAGTACCAGCAGATTGGCTACCAACATCAATCCTGACGCTTGATGTTGTAACTAATGAGGCATCCGTACCTCTAATACACCAACCTATTGACCTATTCCCTAACACAGATTCATTTGTAATTCCGGCAAGCGAGTAATCTGCATCTGGCATAGCCGTAGAAAAGTTTATCGTATAGTCACCAGTATTGTTATCCGTAATGCTAGATACATTAGCTGACGCTCTAATAGATACTGTTCCAGTACCGTTAAAGTTAACCCAAGCTCTAGCTCCGTAGTAAAGTGGACTACCAGTAGTTGTTTCTACAAGTTCACCGGTTAACGCATGGTTATGTGATGTTCCTGATGCTGTATTTGTTGATGTGTTTGTAATGGTGCTTGGCGTACCCATCGCAACAGAACCGCTAGTCGTGATGGTAGTAAAACTCATACCAGCACCAGCAGCTACGCTGGTTACTGTGCCAGAACCGCCAGAAGCCGCGATAGTAATCGACCCCGCACCGTTTGTTATGGTAATTCCTGATCCAGCAGTCAACGTGCTTTTAGCAAGCGTATTCCCCGTTGAGTTACCGATTAACAATTGACCATCGGTATAAGATGTTTGACCTGTACCGCCATTAACGACTGGAACAGCACCAGTTATCCCATTACTTAAGTCAATTTGCGACCAAGCAGGATTGTTATTTGTTCCTGTATTAGCAAGATAACGAGTTGCTGTCGTATTTTTAGGAAGAAGTACAAAATTATTTGCACCAGAGGCATATAACAAATCGCCTTGTACTGCACCTAAACCAAACGTATCAATTGACGAACCGTCCACGTTTACAGACCTAGCCGCCGTATACGTTACGAACACATCCTTAGTGCCAGATGAAAAGTTAGTTTTAGTAGGCGCACCAGCACTAGACGCTAATACAGTATCACGCGATAAAGTCGTACCGGATGCCGTGTAAGTGCCAATACCAATTTCCCACTCGCCATTTCCTTGTCCGGCAATGGTGTAGTAGGTAGTGTTTCCATTACCAATTACAGAAAACGACTGAAATCCAGTAGCAGCACCAGCAAGCGTAACTGTGCCTGTGCCAGTAGTGGTCGTTGTTTCTTTTACTCGATCAGCTAAAACAAGTGGCATTACACCCTCGCCCAGTTATCAGAACTTCCACTTACTTGAGTCCAAGTGTCGTTATTTGCAGAAACAACACTCCAATTATTAGAGCCAACAGCTATTTCAGTCCATTCGTTATCCACAGCACTCTGTTCAGTCCATGTATTAACTTGAGGAACAACATCTGACCATTCCTCACCAATAATCCCACCATTGGCACTAATTGTTGCTATGGCATTGACATTGCCTACGCCAGAGAAAATACCAAAGCCATTACATACAACAGTTGCTATGCCATCAACTGAAGCATGACCGTCATAAATAACACCACCGTTAGCGGTTACAGTCGCATCTGCAGTAATCGCAGCATTTGCCGTCCTGATTCGTATCCCATCAGCGGTAACAGTCGCATCTGATGTAATTGAAGCATCACCAAACTGAACTCTAGTACCTAATGCCGAGACAGTTGTTGTAGCATTAATTGCTGCATCACCTGCATATATCGCAGTAGCATTTGCTGATACCGTTGCAATAGAATTTACTGCTGCATCAGCAAACCTTATCAATCCACCAAGCGCAGAAACCGAGGCATTTGCTGATACATCAGCAGTAGCTGTCCTAACTCTAATACCATCCGCAGTAACCGTGGCATCAGATGTTATTGATGCCTCAGCCAACTGGACTCTTATAGCATCTGCCGTTACTGTTGCTGTTGCATCAACAGCAGCATTTCCGAACCTTACTCTAATAGCATCTGCGCTGACTGTTGCAATTCCATCAATAGCACCAGAACCTACTAAAATTCTAATGCCATCAGCCGCAACAATCGCAGTACCACTTACAGAACCATCAGCAAACTGAACTCTGCTTGCCAATGCTGTGACGGTAGCTGATGCATCTATACTCGCGGAACCAAATAACGTGACACCCCCTGATAGGGATGAAAATGGAACCTCTGAGTAAGCTGTTATGCCAAACATAATTTAGGCAAGCGTCACAGACAACGACCCAATAGCAATCTTAAAAATATCACCGCTTGCAATTGTTTTAGACGCGTTCAAAGCTGTGTGATAAAGCAAATTCCCAGTAGTCAGGGAATCCATGATTCCAATCCATCCAACAGTACCCCATGATCCTGTAGCTTGTGGGAATTCAATTGCAGCGGAATTAGTGCTAACACCATTGCTAGGCGCACCGAACGTAATCGACTGACGCGCATACGAGCCACCAGAAACTTCAGTCCCCGTATTAGCATCTGTAGGATCGCTAGTAAATAAACCTAGATATACAACTGACGGACTTGTATAGCTAGTGTTTCGCAGAGTAGCGTTAATCAGCGCGTTCTCAAGATAATTCGACATTTCTGCCATGATTTCACCTCACGTTATAAGACATAGACATAGGCTGACCGCTGTATTCACTCGATTGGTCAGAGTTCGTAATCGCAGTTACAGCACGATCATACAAAGCTGCCCAAGTCTGAACACGGGC